CACTTGAACTTCCTTGTGTAACGTTTATTCTTATAAAACTTAAATCATTAAACCATCCAACTTGAAAATATCTTTGTGAGTTAGAAGAATCACTTGCTGCGTAAGAAAAAATTCTGCTTGTTAAGGTATTTGGTTTTATCCAAGCACTTATTGATTTTACTGAATTAGAACTATTAAAGGGACTACCACTCGGCAAAGTTATTTTACTACTACTACCATTAAATCTTGCACCTGTATTTATATAACCTCCTACTCCAAAGTCAACGTTGGAAGGTGCGCCATCATAATAACCACCTGCATCACTTGCATCATAATCCAAAGAATATAAAGCTACTCCTGCACCTTCTCCTAATGGATTGGTATTAGATGCGGTTGATGAAGTTTCGTTGTAAAGCGTTGCCACATCTTGGGCATTTAAGGTTTTACTAAAAAATCTAACTTGGTCTATTTTAGAATTAAAAAAACCAAAGTTTTGTCTTAATGCACCAATTAACACATTTGATGCAGTAAAACTTTGAGTAGAACTTGTTGTAGTTTGCAAGTTTCCATTAATATATAAATTCCTATTAGTGTCGTAATATATATGCTTCCATCCTGTTGAACCTAATGTTCCTGCACCACCTGCTTCTGCAAGATTTTGTAAACTAATAGATATAGAGCCATTAGTTCCTACTTCAAGAAATAAATTACCTGCTGAAGAACTAACAGTTGTTCCCAATACTCTGCCAACAGTTGTTCCTGATTCAAAATAAAACCAAAGAGAAAGCGATTCAATATCATTTACAGCTAAAGATGTGGTAATCTTACTACTACTCCCATTAAATACTGCTGCATTACCATACTTTCCTGTAGTATAGGTTATGTTGGATGCTGTGCCATTATAGTTGCCTGTAGTATCGTTTGCGTTATCTTCAAATTGATATAAAGCAATATTACTACTATATGTGCTGTCAGCACCAAAAGGTTGTACTGATTCAGTAAAACAAACTGCATCACCTGCACCTGTACTAATTAATCTTCTACCTAAACTCATTTTTATTCTTCTTCAGATGGTGGAAAAAATTGTACGTTATAAAGCAAAGCAGTTTTGTAAGACTTCTTGGCATTTACTTCAGCTTCTAACCTGTCGGCTTCTGCTAAAATATTTGCCCTTTCTGTTGCAACATCTGAACTAATAGCAACATCTCTCTCTGATTTTCTTATAACTTGCCAATCTGTTGGTTGTAATAACTGACCTGCTTTTGACTTAATCTCTGCAATCTTACTTGCTTTGATGTCGGCTAACTTATACCTCTTTTCTTTTTCACCCGTTGGCTCACCATCTTCTCCAATAACATCTACCTCTTGACTAAAGTCAATATCAGTAACATCATAAGTTACTATCTTTTTCTTTTTATCAAAGTATAAACCTCCTTTGGTTTGAGTTAGTGGATTAAAGGATGGTCTTACAATATCATAAAAATCTTCTGCTTCTAATACTTCTTTTGATGCATTTCTGAAGTTCACGATATGTCCTGACTTTCCATTCCAAGAGCCTGGTAATATTTTATATGGATAAATTCCTGTATTGGTAACTTGTGCTTTCATAATTATGGTGTTGTGTCGTCTGCGTATGTTGCTACTGAATATAAAAATTGTGGTGTTGTAGAATCTGCGCTTGTACAAACTACTTGTATAACTTGTGTGTTTGAACTACCGTCATAATTTGTAGACC